CCTTCATCCACTTTGTAGGACCTATAGTCCCTCCAACCTAGCTAATCGTTTGCTAGGACAAGCGTGTTGCACACTCGGGAATCCAGCGAACTTTCGTTCGCCAGGTCCCCTTCGTGGAATTTCCAGCATGGCCGTTATTACGCGGATTCTGCTGGACAAACCGACGAAGTTTGTACGCGTACAAAGCGTCCTCACGTGCCTCAGAAATCCGGGGCACGTAGTCGAGCACATGGCAACGATAACCATGATTTCGATCTAGTGAGAAATCACTAAGGGGTCGCAAGAAGCCGCCGTCCTCGGGAACACCGAAAGGTATCCTCGGGAACGGACGAAGCGGGTAGCTGTTTGCTAATCGCTTGGTTGCACTTTCGACAATGAACCTTTTGTCTAAGGGCAGCCGCTCACTAAACCGCAAAAGCCGGTTATGTGCGCGTACAATCTCAGAAGGATGAAGCAAACATTCCTTCTGGTAGACTGGTGTGACATCGACACCCTTGTGGTAATGCTTTCCACAGGATTCGAAAAAGTTCCCGTCCTTGAATGACTTTTTCGTGTTAACGGAGAACCCGCAGACAGTGAGAATTTCTACTACACTGTCGAAGGACCTCCTTGGCACGATCAAGTCGTCTCCATAGACGGTCACACAGTCTACATCACTAAGATTCTCAGCAACCGAGCTCGCAAGAGCCCAGAAGATGAGAGTCTCCAGCTCGAAGCAAAACGCGTTCCCCATGGACACGAACTTCTCAGTTCTGATCCACTCTCCTTCCACCCGAGTTTCAGGTGATCGGAGGGAATCGAGGAATAGCGCCCAGTCAACGGGCAGGAGGTGATAGACCAATTCACGAGAGATGGTATCGGACGCGGCGCTTAAATCAAGCGTCGACAACTGACCGGCGAACGCATCCTGCGCGCGCCTTTGGTTGATAGACTGATCGTCTAGATCGATACCAAACCGCTTCAACCGCCGACGCATGTAAGCATGAACCCCCTGTTGTAAGAAACCATTACCAGTGGGCTCAGCCGCGATACATCGATCAGTTTTGGCGGATTTCGGTACAGTCAGAAACCGCGAACCCCTAACTAAGTTAAAACAATTAGGAGTAAGCGAGAATGGGCCCTCTGGAAAACACCCCAGAAAGCACCACGCCCAATGCGGGTCCGACTCCACAACAGCCCTGAGATAACCAAGAGCTGCTGGGGTTACCGAAATTGCTTGTGAAATCTTTTTGTCCGGCGTAGCCACCTCACGACTCATGTCGAAGGTAGCGCCGGGTCCCCACTTGCAGTCAGACAACACGACTGGAAGACAAAGCCTCCCGAGTACGGCAGCTATTTTACGTTGTGCACTGAAGAGTGCAGAGTCAACGCGACCCGTAGAAGGTCGAAGCTGATATGCCCGGAAAAGCTTATTGGTCTCTGCGCATTGCTGTTCGGTAAGTTTCCACTTATCGAGCGCGACTCTAAAGAGATCGCGGGATAACTTCAACCCCTTATACTTTGATAAGTACTCGGTGACGAAGTAGTCCAGCATAAACCTCTCAGAGTCGCTGTCTGCAGGATCGGCCAAGGGAAGCTCCAAAAGAGCCTCCTGGTTGTATTTGTAACACAACCATACCGATAGAGACCTTGGACTGTCAATACGTTCGCACAGAGAACGAACAACGTTCTCCATGGCATCACTGCCTGGCTTGCGCATTAAAAGTCCTCCGTTAGTACGGGGTAACGAGATTCTCCACTAGCGAAATCAGTTGCGACTCCGCCAGTAGAAGGTTCGTCATCTTTCGCAGATCCTTACGGTTCTGCAAAGAAGCCCGTTCCGGCATCACAAATTCCGAAAAGCTTCTCGGAACGTATGATATCGTCGGTGCTGGCGCGATACCTGAAACTGTGTTGTTAGTCACATTCTCAAGAATCGGCTCGTGCAGTCCGATAACGGCACGGAAAGTGCGTTGGTTAGAGTTCTGACCAGCAGCACTGACCGGCGGGCGTTTCAGTTGATAACTGATTCGCCAGTAGCCGATCGGCGATGCTTGACTTTGGTCTTCAAACCAGAATGCACCATCCTTGTCTGGTCCCAAAGGAACAAACGTATGGTTCACAGGGGTCGCCTGTGCATCAGCAAGTACAATATTGCTGGCTGCCATGAGTCACCTCATATGTTACTCTCGTGAGAGAGCGGGTTAGCTACCTCAACAGTTGTCGAAGTAGGGAGGCAGCAGAAAACAATCTCTGACTGCCAAGATCCACCTTAAAGGTGGGTTTGCGTGGAAACGGGTAAGACAGCAACTTGGTACGAGCGAAGGAGATCTTTCGTACAGAACTTTTGACGTTGATCACCTTCTTGTAAGCTCCGCCTACGGGGCCAAAACCAAAGCCATTAGAGTTGTTCATGGCCTGGTCCTTGCCTTCGAAAGCGAAAAGCTCACTAACGTACCCAGTTTGGAAGTTGACATTGTACAACAGTGCCGACTCCAGGTCCCTCAAAAAGGAACCGATGTCATAAAACCAGTCGAAGACGAAGGAATAAGGGATTAACTCCCAGGCAAGAGACACGGGGTTGAGACTCGACCATTGGCCGGGATCCCAATCACGCGCAGTTAGCACCAATTTAATGGTGCAAGCTTGCCTTCCATTGCCGGTCCCCTTCCAGGGAACCGTCATTCCGTCAAGACCGCGCACAGAAGTGCTATTCACCCGAAAAGGCATCGTACAGGAGCCACTCACTTTCGTAAGTGATTTACGAACGATACGCCCCGCCTCGTCAGCAGCGTCATAGACGCTGGAGAGAAGGGGACGCCATCCGTATTGCCACTGCAACCAGCCGTTAGCTAGATCCTTGGTATCCCAGGAACGACCGCGAGCAAACCGTGTAACATTGGCCAGTCCGCGAATCATTCTCTGGGTTTGCCCTGCCTCAGCGAGATCAATCGCTAAGTCAAGGCCTCCACGCACTTTCGCGTTCAAACGCTCGAGTGCACGGTTATACACCAAGGTGCGATCCCATGCAGGTGCGGCCATAGGGTTCGAATTACCACCAAAACTACCCTCATACGTCGTCAAGAATCCTGAGCTCGTAGAGTTCAGATAGACTCCGTACGGATGAACCTCCCTCGTGATGTTATAGCTCCAGTTGTTCGGGTCATGGAAGTTTCCATGAATTATCCCGCTGGGTGCCACGACATACCTCGAGGAAAGGTTATTGCTCGGCAACCCGAAGGTTGCGTGAGAAGGGTAAAGATATTGCTGTTTCGGTGAGAACCTTGTATAATTGACCGACTGCATGATGCCTCAAGGAGGAGTGGTGAACATAAGATACAGACAGATCCCGAGCAGGCAGATAACCGCCGTCAGGACGTCTATATTGATCTTGTTCATTGCGCCCCCATTAAGCTAGCCATGGAGCCCCACGCGGGACCCATAAAGTACTCGCCCAAACCTCGGAGAAATTCAGCGAGGATGAGCAGGCACAGCTCGAAAAACTCACGAAGATCATCCATCAATGTCTCCATCCGGCGAAGCCTTGCGGGTGGCCTGAGAACTTACAGGCGCCGTAGGTGTTTTCCGTCTGGTTACGACGTTTAAGATGGCCCGAATGAGTACCAAGACTACACCTGCCCATTTCACGCTAATCTCCCAAGGTTAGATCCGTGCCGGAAGAACGCAGTTCCACCTTGTCGATCAGTTTATCGAAGAGCTCCACGAGATTCTCGTCGCTCATCTGGGATAGGCCAAGGGCCTTAACGATCCTCTTGATGTTCGAGGTTCGCACAGGACCAAGACCGTCCCAATAATGGGCAATAAGTTCCTCATAAAGCCCCCGATCGATCGGACGCAGTTTCATCACATTCTCCGGTTTAGGATTTACCTTTGTGTTCCGGGAGTCCGTGCCAGAAAACTCAACTGCCGGTTGATGCTGCCTAAGTCAGCGTCGCTCATTTTGACGACCTCCTCGTCGCTTGGAATCTCATAAGAGATTCCGCGCTCGTGAAGAATCGCTACTAGTGAGCGAAACTGATTCAGCTGCATTTTTCGAGCAAACTGAGCATCCATGGTGTGACCTCCTAGGACAAAGGTTTGGAGCG